GATTTTAGAGTCCAATTTGAAAAATCATTTATCGATCCGCTAACCACGATTCTAAATACCATTGGTTGGACAACTGAAAAGAAAAATACACTAGAAACCTTGTTTGGATAAAGGATATATTATGAATGACTTCTTATCGTCTATGGTTAAATCATCTGGCAACAAATATGCTTCTCTTGTCTCTGACGGACTTGAGGGAAGTGATGTAGATGGGTTTGTGGATACAGGATGTTACATCCTCAATGCATTGCTTTCTGCATCAATCTACAATGGTATGCCTAACAACAAGATTACAGCACTAGCTGGGGAAACCAGCACAGGTAAAACATACATTGCACTTGGAATTGTTTCCAAGTTTCTCAAGGATAACAAGGAGGGTGTTGTTCTATATTTTGACTCTGAACAAGCAGTTACTTCTGATATGTTCAAGGATCGTGGTATAGACCCTAAGCGTATCGCAGTATTTCCAGTCTCGACTGTTGAGGAGTTTAGACATCAGGCAATTACTATTGTCGATAAGTATCTTCTTCATCCCAAGTCAGAACAGAAACCAATCTTCATTGTGTTGGACTCCCTTGGAATGTTATCTACTAGTAAGGAAATGGCAGATACAGCAGAGGGCAAAGACACTAAAGATATGACTCGCGCACAGATTATCAAGGCGACATTTCGTGTATTAACGGTAAAATTGGGTATTGCGAAAATTCCATTGGTAATGACAAACCACACATACCAATCAATGGGAATGTTCCCAACCTCCGAACTAGCAGGGGGTCAAGGATTGAAGTATGCTGCATCTACAATCATCTACCTTTCCAAGAAGAAAGATAAAGATTCATCTGGAGAGGTAGTTGGAAACATCATTCATTGTAAACTATACAAGGGACGATTCACAAAAGAAAATAAAATGGTAGATGTTCGATTAAGTTATGAAACTGGTCTAGATCCCTACTATGGTCTTGTAGATATCGCAGTAAAATATGAAATTTTCAAAAAGAATTCTACACGAATTGAATTGTCTGATGGATCTAAAGTTTTCGAGAAGGTAATTTACGAGAATCCCCAAAAGTATTTTACTAAGGATATTCTTGACAAATTGGACGCTGCTGTGTATACTGAGTTCAGTTACGGCGGTGAGAATAAACCAGAGGATGAACAATGACAGATCTTGAAAAATTGATATTACACAATCTTCTTCGCAATGAACCTTACGCACGAAAAGTTACTCCCTTCTTAAAGAGGGAGTATTTTCATGATAGATCAGTTAAATTTGTTTTTGAAACTATTCATGATTTTATTATTAAATATAATAATCTTCCTACCAAGGAAGCACTTCATATTCTTTTAGATAAGAACAAAACTATAACTCAAGATGAAATGAAAAGAATTTCAAACATCATAGAGGAAGTTTCAAACAATAAAGAATCCTGTGATATGGAATGGTTGTTTACAGAGACTGAAGATTTTTGCAAAGAGAAGGCAGTCTACAATGCCATTATGGAATCTATTCAAATCATTGATGGCAAATCTCAGAATAGTCACGGTGCTATTCCTGACATACTCTCCAAAGCACTCGCTGTATCCTTTGATGTCAATATTGGACATGATTATGTTGAGGATTACGAGAAACGATTTGATTTCTATCACACAGTAGAAAAGAAGATCCCATTTGATCTTGATTACATGAATCAGATTACAAATGGAGGAACTCCATCAAAGACTCTCAATATTGTAATGTCTGGTACTGGTGGTGGAAAATCTCTATTCATGTGCCATCACGCAGGAAACTGTTTGAAACAACACAAGAATGTTCTTTACATTACCTGTGAAATGGCAGAAGAGCGAATCGCAGAGCGAATCGATGCCAATCTCCTTGATGTTACTCTAGACCATCTCAAAGAACTATCCAAGACAGTCTATGATACCAAGATGAAGAATCTTGGTGCTGGGGTTCGTGGAAAACTAATCATTAAAGAATACCCAACTGCAACTGCCAATGTTAATCATTTTAGATTTCTTCTAGATGAACTGTCTCTGAAGAGAAAGTTTAAACCAGACATTATATTCATTGATTATTTGAATATCTGTGCTTCAGCAAGACTGAAGACTGGAAATAATATCAATTCCTACACCTACATCAAATCTATTGCAGAAGAAATCCGTGGATTGGCAGTAGAATATAATGTTCCAATCTTCTCAGCAACACAAACGACAAGAAGTGGTTACAACTCATCTGATCCTGGATTAGAGGATACTAGTGAGAGTTTCGGATTGCCAGCAACTGCTGACTTCATGTTTGCGTTAGTATCAACTGAAGAGTTGGCAGAGTTGAATCAGATTCTTATCAAACAATTGAAGAATCGATACAACGATACTGCGGTAAACCGTAAGTTTATTCTTGGAATCAATAAAGCAAAAATGAAGGTATACGATCTAGACAAGAATGTACTACCAGTTAATGCAATATCTCTTACTCCACCCAAGAAAGACAAGAATGAAGATTTCTTTGCAAGGAAGAAAGTTAATAGTGTTTCTGACTGGAAGATGTAATGAGTCTATATCTTGATCGAAAATATATCAATTTGGTCTCTTGTTCTATTGAAAAATTTAAATGGAAGAAAGACAATCTAGCAAACTGCCGATGCATGCTTTGTGGTGATTCTACCCTAAGTAAAACTAAAGCAAGAGGGTATTTCTTTTCTGCTGGCAACTCATACTTTTTCAAGTGCCACAACTGTGGGGTATCTCACAATATTTATAAGTTTCTAGAACTTGTTTCACCTAGTCTATTTCAACAGTATTGCTTAGAGAAATTTGCAGATAGAGAGCAAAAGTTTGAAGATATTCCTGACCAATCTACGATGATCGTTTTGGTAAAAAAGAATTACAGTTATGAGTCTATTAATAGCTTAGCCAAAGACCATAAGGCGATAGAATTCCTAGAGCAGAGAAAAATACCAAAGGAGTCTTGGTCTAGATTTTATTACACAGAACATTTTTCTAAATTGGCAAAGGAATTGAATGAATCGTATGATCTAATTGATGACCCTAGAATAGTCATACCAATATACGATGAACACAATCAACTGATAGGGATGCAGGGTAGATCTTTTGGTAACATTCAACCACGGTACATAACAATAAAGTGTGAAGAATCGGTTAGGTTGATCTACGGCATAGAACGCATCGACAAGAGTAAGCCTATCTTTGTTGTGGAGGGTCCTATAGACAGTCTCTTCCTGCCCAACGCCATAGCGTGTCTTGGGTCAGGAAATTTCCTAGAAATTAGGGAGAGACTCCAGAATCAAAATCTTATTTTCGTCTTGGATAATGAACCCAGAAATAAAAATATTATGAATATAGCACAAAAACTTATAGACAAAAATGAAAAAGTTTGTATATTTCCATCTTCAATAAAAGAGAAGGATATAAATGATATGGTCTTGAACAACCTCGATGTGTGTGGTATAATCCAGAATAATACCTTCTCTGGTATTTCTGCTAAAATGGCTTTTACAGCATGGAGAAAATGCAATTGAATATCTCAAAGAAAGATTTTATCGTTCTTACCGCAATGGTAGAGTTTCACTTCAAGTTCAGCGAATATATTCGTGAGAACAACCAAGATTTATTCTATCGTGCTGTAGATTATGCAAAGACATACACCAAAACTGAAGATATGTCGTTTGATTATTGGCATGAAGATAACAAAAGATTTCTCAGTGAATTGAGCACACTCATGCTCAAGAGTTCTAAACCCACGAAGAAAGATTCTTCTGACATGAAGAACTATATCTTGAATTTCATTCAGCATTCCAGGGAATTAAATTACGATGCATTTGATATGATTGATTGGGTTAATTTCATAAACATCTGTAAATATATCAAGGACGATGATAAGTTCATCGATTTTGCCATAGCACAAATAACAAGAATACATGGATCAGAAACCAAACTCATCGCGGAGTTAAAGAAGAATGATTAATGTTTTAGATCTTGGATTTATTCGGTATCTTACCCATTGCGGAAGTGATGTTTCAGTATGTGATGCTGCACGGGTTTCGTTCAACAAAACCACAATTCCAAATATTGATGGGTCATTGTCTGAGAAAGATCATAAATTGATCAACTATCTTGCAAAACATAATCACTGGACTCCATTTGCACATCCACAGATTTCTTTACATGTGAAAGCTCCAATCTCTATTAGAACTCAACTTTTTAAGCATAAGGTGGGTCTCACAGAAAATGAAGTATCTCGTAGATATGTTAAGACTGTTCCAGAATACTACACTCCAAAATGGAGATCTTCTCCAACAGACGGAGCAAAGCAAGGAAGTTCTGGGTTCATGAAGAACACAATCAGGCATGAGCAGCGTTACCGTGATGTATGTGATGATGCTATAGAAATATATCAAGAGTTACTTGATCATGGTATTGCTCCAGAGCAAGCAAGATTCATCCTTCCACAAGGAATGTATACCGAGTGGCATTGGACAGGATCATTGGCAGCATTTGCTAGAGTATGTAAATTACGATTAGATTCTCACGCTCAGTGGGAAGTTCAAGAATATGCAAAAGCAATATCAGAAATCATACAACCTCTCTTTCCAGTATCCTGGAAAGTGTTGTGCGATTCATCTAAATAAGAAGCACCCCAAAGGAGTTATATGATTAAGTTACCCACTGAATATCAGTATTTTATCTATGTTAGTCGTTACAGTAGATGGTTAGAAGAAGAAAATAGAAGAGAGACCTGGGAAGAAACTGTAGAGCGTTACTTCATCTTTTTTGATAAACATCTTAAAAATAATCAAAAATACGATCTTGATCCTGTGTTAAGGTATAATCTCAAAGATGCTGTTCTAAACCTTGATATTATGCCTTCAATGCGTTGTCTAATGACGGCAGGACCAGCATTGGAACGGTCTCATATTGCAGGATATAATTGTTCGTTCGTTGCCATCAATCGCGTTCGTGTGTTTGATGAAATTCTGTTTACCCTCATGCATGGTGTTGGAGTTGGATTTTCTGTGGAGAGACAATATGTGGAAAAGCTTCCTACAATATCTGAGTCATTTCATAATAGCGATACCACAATCATCGTGGAAGATAGCAAAAGTGGTTGGGCTAAGAGTTACAAAGAACTTGTCTCCTTACTCATTGGAGGTCAAGTACCAAAATGGGACTTATCAAAAGTTCGTCCTGCTGGCGCGAGACTTAAAACATTCGGAGGTCGTGCATCAGGACCAAGACCTCTTGAGGATCTCTTCAAGTTCACAATTGACACTTTTAAGAGAGCAGCGGGGAGAAATCTCACCTCAATCGAATGCCACGATATCGTATGCAAAATTGCAGAGATTGTGGTGGTGGGAGGAGTCCGTAGATCTGCTCTTATTAGCCTATCCAATCTCACTGATGAAAGAATGCGAGATGCAAAGTCTGGAGCTTGGTGGGAAGCAAACTCCCAACGAGCACTCGCCAATAACTCCGTTGCGTACAAGGAGAAACCAGAAATCGGAGTCTTCATGGACGAGTGGATCTCTCTCTATAAATCCAAGAGTGGAGAGCGAGGGATCTTCAACCGTCAAGCGGCGAAGAAAAACTTAATAAAGTTGGGTGACCGACGAGATGCTTCGCACGACATGGGTGTAAATCCATGTGGTGAAATTTTACTCAGGGATCGAGAGTTCTGTAACCTCACAGAGGTCATTATTCGTCCAGAGGATACTCAGAAAGATATTGCTCGGAAGATTAAATTGGTTACCATTCTTGGCACATGGCAAGCATCACTAACACATTTTCCATATCTATCCACCGATTGGAAGAAGAACTGTGAACAAGAAGCGTTGTTGGGAGTGTCATTAACAGGAATTATGGATAATCCCATGATGGTCATGAAGGATCATGGGCTACTAGGAGTTGTTCTAGAGGAACTTAAACAAGTCGCAATTGACACAAATAAGGAGTGGGCAGATAAACTTGGTATCAATAGATCTGCTGCCATCACCACCGTAAAACCTTCAGGAACAATCTCACAATTAACGGACACTGCGTCTGGTATTCACCCAAGACATAGTGAATACTATGTTCGTACAGTTCGTGCTGACAACAAGGATCCTCTATGTAAGATGATGATTGACATGGGATTTCCCCACGAAGCCTGTGTCATGAAACCAGAATATACAACAGTATTCTCATTTCCACAGTCCGCTGTTGGTTCTATCACCCGTAAGGATATTACGGCGATTGAACATCTCAATCTATGGCTGACCTACAAGCAACACTGGACCGAACATAATCCGTCTATCACGGTGACTGTAAAGGAAAGTGAGTGGATGGAGGTTGGCGCATGGGTATACAAGAATTTTGATGAGGTGTGTGGTGTCTCCTTCCTCCCAGAGGATAAGGGAACCTATCGTCAAGCACCGTACCAAGACTGCAATAAGGAAGAATATGAGGCACTTGTTGCAAAGATGCCTAAAAATGTCGATTGGTCATTGCTTCGTGATTATGAGAAGGAAGATACAACCAAGTCAGCACAGAGTTTTGCCTGTTCTGCGGGAGTGTGTGAATTAGTTGATCTGACATAAATAATAGTAGGAGACATCACATGGAAGAAATCACACCAGATAACGCACTTACAATTCTTATTGATATATTGAACAATACACCAATATGGGAGAAGGATATTCGTGTTAAAGTATGCTGCAAGGCGATTGGAGCAAAGATAATTGATCTTCAGACCAAGATTGATGATGCAGTAATCGTTCTACAAAAATAAGTGGTATTTTGACTGACCACATGCGCGACCTCGTACCATACACTTCACGGTACGAGGTTGCTTTATTTACTTCTTTACTCTTCTAGCAAGTTCATCTCTTGCTTGAATGAATGTTTGCTTTTGTTTGGAGTCATCTAGAACTTCTCCACCAAACTTAGTCGTTTTTGTATTTCTAACGATGTTCTGCAATTGAAGATCAGTCAACGCATCATATGTTCTTCCGTTTACTGATTCTCTTGGAGGAGTAGGTGCTGCTGGTGCTGTAGGCATTCCTACTGTTGCAACTGCTGCTGCGCGTTCCATGGATGGTACTCCTGGAGTTCCAGGTACTGCACCCATTGCTTGGGGTTTAGCAGCTACTCTGTCTTGTGCTGCGTTAAAACTACGCTCACTTTCTGCGGTACGGTCCGTTATGATATCTGTTTGAGTTTGCTGCATTCGCGCTGTGGTGTTCATATCCACAGCATTGTCGTTTAGATTCTTTTCCTTAGTTGGGATACCTACTGGTGCTTGGGGTTTAGCAGCAGTTGTAGGTGCTGCTGGTATAGTTACACCACCTGGTCTATTAAACTGCTGCAACTCTCCCACCTGTATAGCTTCTCCTTGAGTCCCGGGTCTTCCCACTCTTGAATAAACGTCAGCTCTGCGACCCTTGTCTTGTGTTCCAAAGTATAGCCCATTGGGGTCTGGTGGCGTA